ATGTAACTGGAGGCGGACTGACTGTTAGTGGTGGGGCGACGCTTGACAGCCTGGCTGTAAGTGGAGGGACTACGCTTAATGGCCTGACGGTAAATGCGGCGGCTGGACAGACTGCTGCCCTGAATGTGAACGGAAGCCTGCATATTGTGCCAGTGCCCGGCCAGACATTCGGCCTTGGCGTCGCTGGAGACGTTAGTATTGACAGAAATCTCGATGTCTATGGCCTTGCCAGTCTTCATGCCGGACTTGATGTAGGTGGGCAGGCCAACTTTAATGGCAATACGGCGTTCAATGGTACGAATATCTTCAATGGATATGCAGTATTTTATCAGGGGGCGGAGGTTCGTGGGATTATTCCGGGAAGTGTGCCACCAACGACGTTCGGAGTGGCCGGAAATAGTGAGTTTGACGGTACTCTGGTCGCTATCGGCATAACCGATCTGTCCGATGCACGAATTAAGACCGATATTGCAAAATTGCCTCTTGATTGCCTGAGTGTGGTGCAATCGATCGAGCCAAAGCAATACAGGCTGAGGGAGAAGCCGAGATACGGGTTGATCGCGCAGGATTTTGAGAGAGTCGCTCCCCACGCCATCAGCGAAGCACGCGACGGGATGCTGGGACTTTCGCTTGGTGATCTGATCGCGGTACTGTGGGGCGCAGTTCGCGAGTTGGCGAGCAAGCCTGCCTTGCAATGATCCCGGAAGCGGCATTCCCCGAACCCTTTAAAATTCTCTTCGAGCCCAAGCGCTACAAGGTCATGTTCGGGGGGCGCGGCGGCGGTCGCAGCTGGAGCTGCGCACGCGCCTTGTTGATCTTTGGTGTCAACAAACCGATCCGCGTGCTGTGCGCCCGCGAGCTGCAAAACTCGATCGCCGAATCGGTCCACCAGGTGCTCTCCGACCAGATCGCCGCGCTCGGCTTCGCCGATTTCTACACCATCCAACGCGACCGCATCTTTGGCGACAACGGCACCGTCTTCACCTTCGAAGGCATCCGCAACAACGTCAACAAGATCAAGAGCTATGAAGGGATCGACTATTGCTGGGTCGAGGAAGCCAACAAGGTCAGCGCCAACAGCTGGGAAGTGCTGATCCCGACCATCCGCAAAGACAACTCCGAGATCTGGATCACCTTTAACCCCGAACTCGAGGAAGACTACACCTTCAAGCGCTTTGTCAAAAATGCCGACCCCGACTCGATGGTCGTCATCAAGACCACCTGGCGCGACAACCAGTTCTTCCCCGATGTGCTGCGCAAAGAACGCGACGCACTCAAGGCGCTCGACTACGACAAATACCTCAATGTCTGGGAAGGCTTTTGCCTCCAGATCCTCGAGGGCGCGGTCTACGCCAAGGAGATGCGCCGCGTCCAGGAGGAAGACCGCATCTGCCGTGTGCCGTGGGACCGCTCCTGGCCGGTCGATACGTTCTGGGATCTCGGCCGCGCCGATGCGACCGCCGTCTGGTTTGCCCAGCGTGTCGCGATGCAATACCGCATCCTGGCCTATTACGAGAACACCCTCGAGGACATCACCCACTATATCCGCGAATTGCAGCGCCGCCCCTACACCTACGGCACCTGCTGGCTGCCGCACGATGCCCGGGCCCGTCAGCTCGGCACCAAACGCTCGATCCAGGAGGTCGTCCGTCAGGCCGGGTTCAAGGTGCAGATCGTGCCCCGGCTCAACCTCTCCGACGGGATCAACGCGGTGCGCATGATCCTGCCCAATTGCTGGTTCGATGAGGCTAATTGCGAGGACGGCCTCTACGCGCTGCGCCACTACCGCTACAAGGTCGACAGCAACGGCGAGTTCTCGCGCGAACCGTTACATGACAAATCGTCCGACGGAGCAGATGCCTTTCGGTACTGCGCCGTCGCATTGCACGAGCGCCGCACCGAGGATCCCGCGGTCGCCGTTATGGAACGCCTCAAGGGTTATGCCCAGGCCGCCGTCAAACAGCGTCAGGACCAGATGGAGGCTGAGTTCGCCGGTCGACCCAGAGCCAGCGGATCGGGATGGATGCGATGATCGAGAAGTTTCGCGAAGAGGCAGAACTCGACGGTTGGAAGTACGAGCGGCCGGTGTTCCAACTGTTCCACGACAAACCATCATTCGTGGTGCGCTGCTATATGCTGATTTTCCGGTTGCGTAATGCGTGGCATCGGCGCGCCCGACCCTAACGTCGCCGCGCTCGCCTTTCTCGGCACCTATGACGTCCTCGAGGAAGCCCGCGAGCGCTTCCGCGCCTGCTCCGAATGGGAGAGCACATCCCGCAAGAAGTTCATCGATGACGTCAAGTTCGCCACCGCCGACGGCTACAACGGTTACCAGTGGCCCGACGACATCCGCCACACCAGGGACCTCAACGACCGGCCGTGCCTCACCCTCAACGTTGTCCGACAGCATAATCTGCAAATTGAAAACGAATCGAGACGCAATAAAGCTAGTGCTCGAATTCTTGGAATGGGCAACGGAGCAACACAGGAATCGGCGAATGTCGTCAAAGCAATTATCCGACATATTGAGTATGTGTCGAAGGCCCAAAGGAACGCGTATACACCGGCGCGGCACTACCAGGTCGCCGGCGGCATAGGCTGGTGGCGCATCGTCACCGACTACGAGTCGAACGATTCGTTCAACCAAGAGATCTTTATCGAGGGCATCGCCGACCCGCTCTCCGTCTACATGGATCCCGACTGCCAGCGGCTCGATTGCAGCGATGCCAAATACGCCTTTGTCTTCACCTTTCTGCCGCGCGAGATGATCATGGCCCTCGTCCCCGACTACCCGTGGGATGTCGGGGCCCCCAAGATGCCGATCGGCATCGCGCCGGGTGAGTCTTTCTTTATCGAGAAAGACCATTGGATGGTCTGCGAATACTTTCGCAAAGTGCCGCACCCCGACACCCTGATCAGCTTTATCAATCGCGGCGAGCGGCAGCAGATCCGCGCCTCGCAATTGCCACCCGAAGCGCGCCAGGAACTGCTGCGCGACGAACACACCCTGACCCGCCGCATCGTCGATCAGGCCATCGAATGGAAGCTCATCGTCGGCGAGCAGATCGTCGATGAGACCATCTGGCCCGGCAAGTACATCCCGCTCGTCCGCGTGCTCGGCGAGCAGGAAATCATCGGCGGCGTCCTCGACCGCAAAGGCCACACCCGTGCGATGCAAGACGCTCAGCGCATATTCAACTACAATGCCTCGGCACAAGTCGAGTTCGGGGCATTGCAGACCAAAGCACCATGGGTCGCCGCCGCCGCTAGTATTGAGGGCTTAGAAAGCGTATGGAACACTGCAAATACAGAGAACCATAGCGTCCTGCCGTTCAAACATGTAGATGACGATAATCCCGAAAAGGATATTCCACCGCCGCAGCGCATTGATCCACCGCAGACTGCGCCGGCCTATGCGGAGGGTATGCAGCGCGCCTTTGAGTGGATGATGATGTGCAGTGGTCAATACGCTAATCAGCAAGGCCAAATGGGCAACGAGCGCACCGGCTCGGCCATCCAGGAGCGCCTCCAACAGGGTGAGACCTCGACCTACCACTACCAGGACAATTACGAGGACGCGCTCGTCTACACCTACCAGCAGATCATCGACCTGTTCCCCAAGGTCTACGACACGCGCCGGATCAAGCACATCCTCGCCGATGACGGCACCGAAATGGAGGTCGACATCGACCCGCGCGCCGCGCAGGCCTACCTGCAGGAACTCGATCGCAACAACACCGTGGTGCGCCGCGTCTTTAACCCGCAGATGGGCAAATACGATGTCGCCGCCGAGATCGGCCCCAACATCCAGTCAAAGCGCAAGGAGGCCGTCGATGCGCTGACGATGATCCTGACCGAAGCCCCGGCCTTGACCGGTCTCATCGGCGACATCCTGCTGCGCAACATGGAATTCGACGATGCGATGGAAGCCTCCTTGCGCTTGAAGCGCATGGTGCCGCCGATGGCGCTGGGCCAAGGCCCGACCCCGAACGAGCAGCAACAGCAACAGGTCATCCAGCAGCTCCAGGGTGCCTTGCAACAATCGGTGCAGCGCCAGGCCCGCAACGAATTGAAGCTCGTCGGCAAAGACCAGATGCGTGAGATAGACACTTATAAGGCCGAGACCGATCGTATAAAGGCTCTGGCTGATGTTATGCCGGTAAGTGATCCGGAGGGTCTGAAGCAATTAATTGCACAATTAGTTGATGATGCTCTTGCCACTAATCTGATGCCGATTCTTAAAGCTAATCTGTCAGGCGTGGCTGAGCAATCCGGAGCTGAAGGACAGCCGGGGGCTATGCCGGCACCCGAGCAACCACCCGTGCCGGGAGCCCGGAAGGCAGGCGACGGGTATTATTACTTGAGAGATCCAACAAGAATGGGCAGGTACCTGCGCCTCGAGCCGCTGGTCGAGCAGGGCGGCCGGCGTGAGGGCGGTACGACCGCACCGGCCACTGGCGGCACCTGATGCCAAACGGGCTCGCGCCGACCCAGCTCGCCGATGTCTCGCCCGATCTCTATTACAATCCGCTGCTGCCGCGTGGCGTGCCGCAAGGCCCGCTCGGTGCGACGCCTGCTCCTTCTGTGATGGCACCTCAACTCTTTGGCGGAGCAGACTGGGGTGGTGAACAGCCTGTGTTCCAGCAACGCGTAAGTCAGTTGCTCAACGCTGCCCCTCCCGAGATCCGGCAGCAACTCTCGGTCAATCAAGCATTCCGGTCGCATCAATATCAGGAGATGCTCTGGCAGAAGCACTTGCGAGGAGAGCTCGGAAGAACGGGACAGCCGGGAACGTCGTTGCATGAGTACGGATTAGCAGCGGATTGGAGTTGGGCCTCACCGCAGGCCAAGAGCTGGCTCTACGAGAATGCGCCAAAATACGGATTGTCGTTTCCGTTCCCCAAGGATGACGCTGGGCACATGCAATTAGCGGAATATACGCCGGGGACGCCACAATTCACGGGACGCACCTTGCCTGATGGCGCTCCGCTTTATCCGGATGCCGCTCAAGTCCGAGTGGCGAGCGTCACTCCAGAGGCCGGTAGGATGCTATCGCCTAGGGAGATATACCAGTATGCATTGAATGCCGGTTTCTCGCCTGATTCCGGGCGGTTGATGACCGCCATTGCATTGCATGAGTCGCGAGGGGGTAATGCCTATGCGTACAACCCGGCTGATCCTGACGGTGGCTCGTTTGGTCTGACCCAGATTGGCGGGGCCCATCCCGGTGCCAGAACTGCCTTCGGCAATCCGCAGCAGGCCATGAACATGGCCTACCAGATTTCCCAAGGCGGCACTGACTTCACCCCGTGGGGCTCCTATACCAACGGACGTTACCGACAATACCTGCCGCAGGTCGCCAACCTGCAGGAAGCGCCGCATGCAACGGTCGATCCCGCGACCGGTATGTTGATGGCTCCGGCTGTTCCATCCTCCTACGCCGCCACCCCAAGCGCTTTTAGGACCGGTCTGACGGCGACCGGTGCCCCAGGGATCGCGGCGCAGCCGATGATCCCTAATGTTGCCTTTGGTCCGCAATACGCCCAAGCCGATGGTGCGCCTGTCGGCGGCACCACCCTTGCGGCTGGCGGTGCCGGATTCCAGCCGCCTGGTGGCCCGATCTACACCAGCTACCCCGCACTCGGCGCACCCTATGCCAATGCTCCCGGCGGTCTCTATACGGGCGGCGCGGTGCCCGCGACCGGGGCCGCTGTGCAGACCGCCATGGCAGGCCCGGGTGGCCCCGGCTATCTGCCGCCCGTCACCCTCGACCAACCCGGCGGAGGCCCAGTACAGGCCCCTCCAGGTGGCCCGGGCGGCACGCCACATGAAGGCGGCCCGGCCGATGATGGCTGGCGCCCGCCCGCCGATCCCATGCAAAATCTGCCGCGTGGCGCCATGGCCCTGGCGCTCGCTGGTGCCATGCTGCGCGGTACCGCCCGCGCCATCCCAGTCGATTACGATCCGTTCCGCGCCGCCCATCCGCTCGACCCGAGCTTCCCGGGCTCGATTGTCGGTCGCAACATCGTCGACCCGCGCAGCCTCGCCGAGCCAGTGCCGGTGCGGCCAGTCACCGCCGGCGCCTTCCCCGCCTCGCCCTTCGCGCAACTCATGGCCACCGGTAGCCATGGAGGACGTGCACAGGGGATCTAATTCCAGCCAATAAAGTGTAGTGCTGTTTTACGCCTATTGGGGATTGCTGATCGTCTTTGGCCTCTTGGGGGTGTGGCACGCGCTGCGCCCGACCTTTGATAGTCACTACACCACCCGCTCCGGGTTTGCCGCGCTGGTCCTTTACGTGCTGCTGATCCTGATCGGGGTGCGTGAATTTCTATGGTGATGGGGGACGACAGGCGCATGATCGCTCATTGCCACATCCAAATCCGCGAGATCGCCAAAGCCGCTGCGGGCGAGCTCTATGAGCGGCTGATGGGCGAACAGCACTATTACGATGCGTGGAAGAAACAAAACCCGGACTGCACCGCCAAGCAGCTCGAGGACCGCTTTATCGAGAAGAACTGGCCCAAGTGCATTCCCTACGCCCGCGCCACCCTCGCCCTATTGCTGCGCCGGCCCGATGTGCCCGACAGCCTCAAATTGCAGATCATGGATGTGCTCGAAAAGGATCAGTCGTTAATACGAGGCAGGAGAGATGTCCGAGGAACGTACCCAACCGTCGTCTGAAGAACAGCTGCAGGTCGAGCCGCAGGCGCAGGTCGAGGAGCAACAGCAGCAACCGACCCCCGGGCTCGACCCGGGGGGGCAACCGCAACCCGAACCGGAGCGCCAAGATTGGCGAGATCGGAGGCTCGGTGAACAACAGGCCAGACTCCGCCAGCGCAATCAGGAAATCGCCGACCTCCAAGCCCGCGAAGCCGAGCTCCGCGCCCGCCTCGCACAATACGAGCACGGGCAACCTGGGCAGCCGCCTGGCCAGAACCCTGGCGGCTACCAGCAGCAACCAGCTTATCCCCAACAACCGCAAAACTTTCAGCAGTATCAGAGGGATGTCCAAGCGGCCGTCGAGGAGCAACGCTTCCTAGACCGCTGCAACGAGGTCGCTGCCCAAGCCCGCCAGATCTATCCCGACTTTAATCAGCGCGTGCAGCAATTGGCCGGCCTCTACGATCAAAACGACAACGCGCAGAAACAGATGTACAACCAGTTTCTCAAGGGCTGCCTCGCGACTGGACAAGCCGCGCGCCTCGTCTATGAGCTCGGCGGCAATCTCGATGAGGCGGCGCGCATCCTCGCCCTCGAACCGACCACACAAGGCGTCGAACTGGGCAAGATGGCAGCCGAGCGCGGGCGCAACCCCGAAACCTCGATGGCGCCGCGTCCGCTGAGCCCGATCGCCAGCGCCACCCAAGCCAACCGCACCACCATCGCCCCCGACGACCCCGAGGGTGCCGATACACTCGACATTAGCGAATGGATGAAACGGCGCGACGAGCAGGTCACCACGCGCCGGCAACGAACGATCGGATGAACGATGCGGTTATCGTGCCAGCCGCACCGGGCTATTTAAAGCATCTCACTTTTTATCCTGAGGATGGCGTTTTCCGTGTTGCTACATCGCCGATTGTAGCGTGGCATATTGCTGGCGATCGCTGTTGGCCGGTCACGCTGCCTCACTCTGAAAGCGCCGCAGTTTGGGATAGCGCGATCGAATTGCCCGATGGGCGATGCATCGATGACGGCAGCCATTTGCATGACAATCGTGCAGCGTGGTTACGCGCCTGCCGCGCCTCTTGGGAAGAAGATGACGAAGAGGAATCCCGGCTCCCTGGCGTGCCGTAAACGCCTCGCTCGCCCCCGGGGGCGTAAGCCCGGTGTCCGGTCCCGGTCCCGTAGACCGGTGCTCACCACTTCAGGGTTGTAAACTGATGTCGCAGGACTATTGGGGGCTGCCTGGGCCCGCTCAGATGACGGGAGCCTTCCTTGGCGAACCAACTGCTGACTATCAACATGATCACCCGGGAGGCCGTTCGCCTGTGGAAGAACGCGAACGCCTTCCTGCAAAACGTCGACATGCAATATGACGACTCGTTTGCCGTCTCCGGTGCTAAAATCGGCTCGTCGTTGCGCATCCGGCTGCCCAATGACTTTACTGTTACGACGGGTCCCGCCTTAAATGTCCAGGATACTGCGGAACAGTCAACAACCCTCGTCTTGGCGACCCAGAAGCATGTCGATGTCGCCTATAGTTTGGCAGATCGCACCCTCAGCCTCGATGACTATAGCCGGCGCATCCTTGCTCCTATGGTCAATAATCTTGCTGGGGCTGTGGCTGTTGATCTGATCCACGGCTCCGAAGGCGGCATCTGTAACATTGTCGCCAATACCGACACCGCCAATCTGATCCAAGCACCCATCGCCAGCACCTATCTGCGCGCCGGAGCGGTGCTCAGAAACAACAGCGCGCCGGTGGCAAATTGGAAGATCGTCAACAGCCCGGATACCGAAGCCAGCGTCGTATCCTCGCTGACCGGCCTCTTAAACCCGGCCCCGGAGATCAGCCGCCAGTATGTCACCGGACGCATGTACGATGCCCTCGGCTTTATCTGGATGGCCGATCAGACCGTCATCGCCCACAACAACGGCACCCTGGCGCAGGGCTCTGCCACGGTGAACGGCGGCGGCCAGACCGGGCTCAGCCTCGTCGTCAACGCGCTGGCCGGCTCGCTCAACATGGGCGACATCTTCACCATCGGCGGCACCCATGCAGTCAATCGCATCACCAAACAATCCTACGGCCGCTTGCGTACCTT